ATGCGGTCGCGAGACTCAAAACTCCATATCAGAGTCAGTCTACTCTCTCCTCTGCGACATTATACGCTCTGAAGATCTCGCTTATGAGATACAGACCACAAAGATAATTCATAGGACTACCGGCTCAGTTATTAACTTCAGAGGCTTCCGGCAGCAAGGCGCATTCAACATCCAGGGAATGGAAGGCGTGGATGTGTTGTGGATAGACGAAGCGCAAGCGATCACTAAGCAGACACTAGATGTGCTGATCCCAACTATTCGTAAAGATAAAGCGAAGATCTATTTCACTATGAACAGGCACATGGAGCATGACCCGGTCTATGAGTTTTTAGTGGGTCGTAAGGATTGTTGCCATGTGCATATCAATTACGATGAGAATCCATTCTGCACTCAGGCGCTGAAAGACGAAGCCGCGGCGTGTATGGTGAAGAGCGAGAAAGACTATCTGCATATCTGGAAGGGTGAGCCATTGCTGCAGCTAGAGGATAGCGTGTTCACTTACCGGGAGCTGAAGAATACAGGGCCTAACCCTCATACGCTTGCTGAAGGCTATGGATTCAGACTTGGTGGATTTGATGTCGCGCGCTATGGCGATGACCGGTGCGCGTGTGTGATCGTGCAGCAGATGGGAGCTTTACATTGGGAGATGATCTATCAGGATCAATGGGATCATAAGGATCTCAATTACACATCCGGGCGCATCCTTGAGACTGCTGTCCGGGAGCATATTGATCGCTCAGTCATTGATGAGGACGGTATTGGCGGTGGGCCGCTTGATGCGCTCAGGCATGGCCGCGGTCTTGATCAATTCGTTGGCTTTAAGAATCTTCCGCTGAGTTATGAGAAGGACAAACAATACGGCAATGTACGCACCCGCGATGTCTACAAGCTGAAGAAGTTAGTCGAGGACGGTCACATCCGCATCACAGACGAAGAGACGATCCGGGAGCTATGCACACTCAAGTACAAGTATGATAACTACCAGCGCAAGATCTTGATCAGTAAGGATCAGATGCGCAAGCAATTCGATATCAAGTCTCCGAACTTAGCTGATGCGCTAGTGATGGCGATCAGTCAGATTGGCGAGATTAACTACAAACAGCAAGAGATGTATCAGACTAGGCAGCCACAGTACGCCAAAGAGGACAGTCTCTTCAGCAATGCGGGGGTGAAATAATGGGAGTCTTTACATCGATAGGTGTGGCACTAGGCGTATCAGCGAGTATGTGGGGCGGTGCTGCCGCATTCGGTGCAGGCGCTCTTGCTGTTGGTGCAGTCGCAGCCGGGAGCTACGCGCTTGCCGGTGGCTTTAGTGGGAAGGATCAAGGTGGAAGCCAGGGAATGCAGATGCCGCAGGCTCCTGATGCTCCGAAGCTTGGGGATGCATCGAAGAAAGCCAATGAGATCCTTGAAGAGAGAAAGCGCAACATGGCGCGATCTAAGAGCGTGATGACCAATCCGCTTGGTGTTAAAGACGAAGCAAATGTAGTACGCAAAAAACTATTAGGGGGATAAAAGAATGGGAGCGAAACCAGCAGCAGGCGGCGGGATGCCAGCACCACGACAGCAAGCAGCTCCGGCTCCAGCGCCGGAAAGAACAAAGAAGCCGGGAGCGCGGTCTGCTTCTAGGTACGCGGGAGCGTTGAAACAGCGAGATCAGGAAGCGTTAGCAAATGTTGCAAGGAAGAAATTGCTTGGCGAATGATCATAACGACTGAGTACAAGCCAGAGTACCGCGATGATGTGGTCGCTCTGGTGCAGGAGTTTGAGTCAGAGTTCTTTGGAGAGTTTGGGTTAGAGATCAACCATGAGACATTTGATCAAGCGATAGATGCTCAGAAGTATTCGAGCTTCCTATTGCTGAACGATGGCCGTGTAGAGGGATTGCTGAGTGGACAGCTTCAGCATGGATTCGGTCTGAAGGGTCTGATGTGGCAAGAGGTGATCTGGTATGTGAGGAAGCCTTACCGGAAGCATGGCGTAAAGCTCCTCAAAGCAGCGATGAAGTCTTTGAAAGCACAGGGAGTGAAGGCGGTGATCATGGCGCATTTAGCGAATGAGCTGGGTAGTAGGATCGGTAAGGTGTATGAGCGCTATGGCTTCAAGCCGCTTGAGATGCATTACATCCGGAGGTTCGACTGATGGAGATCGCGCGCTACTCAGAGAAGTATCACGATGATGTGCAGCGGCTAGTGAAAGAGTTTCACGCTGAATCACTCGATCTCTACGGTCTGACATTTAACGAACAAGCTCTGGATAGCACGATTGAAGCGCTGAAGCATGAGGCGTACCTTGTGATCATTGATGGCAGAGCGGAAGGACTGATGGCCGGGAAGCCTGTGACAGCGCCTAGCTCCAATGAGAAGATCTGGCATGAGGTCATTTGGTATGTTGCCAAGCGCTTCCGCAAGTATGGCGTGAGACTGTTTAAGCAAGTGAGAGAACAACTGAAAGAGCGAGGGTTTACAGCGCTTGTGATGATCTATATGCATAACTCAAAGAGCGATAAGCTGGCGCGACTTTATGAAAGGCTTGGCTTCACCGCGATGGAAACGAACTACATAGGGAGATTATAATGGACGGATCACCAAAGGATAAAATCAAGCGCTATAAAGAAGTCCTGGGTCAGCGCCAGAACTTTGAGAGCTACTGGCAGAACCTGCACGATTACTTCTATATCGAGAGTCCTGACTCCCAGAAAGCGTACTATCCCGGTACTGAACTACAGACGAATGTGCTGTACGACTCAACTACTCTTGAAGCTCCTGACATCTTAGCGAGTGGCTTTATGAACTATCTCACTCCTCCGAATGCTAAGTGGTTCCGGTTACGCTCAAGAGATCCCCGGCTCCTTGACAATAAGGATGTATCAGACTTCCTGGACTCTGTCGCTGATGAAGTCTATCACACGCTGAATAAGAGCAATTTCTATGAGGCGAGCTTTCCGAACTATAAGTCGAGCGGGGTTTATGGCACATCGATCCTGATGGAAGAAGACGATGTCAATGATGTCGCCCGCTTCTACTCCCTGCCTCTTACGCAATGCGCGATCGTTGAGGATGCGCGTGGCCGGATAGCTGAATATTTCATTGAGTTTGAGTACACATCATTCCAGGCTGCAACGCGCTGGGGTGAAGAGGCGCTCACAGAAGTACAGCGCCAGGAGATCCACGGTCACGATCAGAACAAGAAACATAAGTATTTGCTCAATATCTACAACCGCGAGATCCGGGATGTTACAAGGAGCGACAAAGCGAACATGCCAATCGCCGCGACATGGATCGATGTCGAGAATGAGAAGGTGATGGAAGAGGGCGGCTACAACGAATGGCCATGTTTCACACACCGGTTTGACAAGCGCCCATTCATTCCCTGGGGCTTCTCTCCCGCGATGAAGGCCTTGCCATTTGCTAGGCTGCTGAACGCTATCGCAAAGACTAATCTCCGGACAATGATGAAGATGACTGACCCGCCTGTGGCAGTTCCACACAATGCATTCATCATGCCGTTCAATAGCAATCCACGCGCTCTGAACTATTACAAGAAGACCTCGATGGATGGCGCTAAGGACATATTCTCATTCGCTAACTTTGGTGATCCGAAGACCGGGATGGCCGCGGTTGAGTATTACACGAAGCAAGTGAAGAGTCTTATGTATAACGATATCTTCCTGACATTTGAGAATATCACGAAACAGATGCAGAACCCGGAGGTACAGGAGCGCATCAACGAGAAGATGGCGATGTTAGGGCCTGCGGTTGGTAGGTACATGGGTGCTGTGTTGAACCCTGTCATCATCCGCACGATTGGTATTCTCTCTCGCTCCGGGCGCTTACCGCCTACTCCTGATGCGTTGATCGATAACCCGAACTTTGAGATCGATTATGTGAGTCAGCTCGCTCAGGCTCAGAAGCGTTCAGAGCTTAGTTCGCTTCTTAGTGGTATGGAGCTTATTGGCGGCCTGGCACAGGGTGATCCTAGTGTGATGGACAAAGTGAACCTGGACATCGTTGTCGATGAGACATGGGATATCTTAGGCGCTCCGGTCAAGGTGTTGCGTGATGACATGGAAGTGCAACAGATCCGGGAGAACAAAGCGCAGATGGCAGCTAAGGAACAAGAGATGATGATGACGAAGGCTGCTGCTGAAACCGGGAAGACAATGGCTGAGGGTGAGAAAGCTCTCTCAGAATCACAGGATCCTACGAGGGGTAAGAAATGACATTAAAGGATGAGGAGCGTACCCGCTGTGAGGTGTGGAGCAGAGTGATGGGCTATCACCGTCCTATCTCAAGTTATAACATCGGGAAGTCTCAGGAGTTTCAAGATCGCAGGGATGGTAACGGATACTTCAAGGAGGAGCGTGATGGGGAAGCGTAAGACTATATCAACCCGGTGGCGTGATTGGACGAAGGAAGAGCCTGTGTGGGCGTACTCAGCGCTCGCTTGCTTTGCGTTATCAATGGCGGGGTTAGTGATCCACTTAGGCGTGCTTGCCGGGCTGTGGCGCACCGTAGGCCTGATCATGCTGATCGCATTCGATGGTCTGCTGCTTGGCATCACAGGGTTTCGTAAGCAATGGTGGTGGTTTAGTTTCTTTGTGTATGTCACTTTGGGCGTAATTGGCTGGGAAGTCGCAAGCTACTTCTTTGGGAGCTGATCATGGACATGACAGATGAGAATTATGTAAAGACTCTGCAATCGAACATGAGAGCGGTATTTGACACTCCGCAAGGGTTAGAGGTAATGGACTTCCTTGAGAAGTCATGCGGATGGTATGACAGCGTGTTTGACCCTGATAACGCTGACAGGACTTTAATAAACGCAGGAAGGCGCGAAGTGTTAGCCACTATCAAGACCTTTCTGAAACACCCGCCGGAGCATATCATCGCTCTAGCTCAACAGAAGGAGATGGACAATGGCTGAAAATCTTGATCCAGAAATGGGCAGTCAAGAACAGACTAGCACCACTACGACAGCGCAGGACACCTCAACGCAGACAGCTACAGCGCCAGCGCCGGCAGCACCAGCGCAGGAGACATTTAGCTGGAAGTCTAAGTTAGGTGAGGATCTCTCAAAGGCTCCTCTCTTGCAGTCCTATGATGATAGTGTGGAAGGACTGAAGAAAGCGGTATCAACTCATGTGAACTTAGAGAAAATGCTTGGGCATGAGAAAGTTCCGCTTCCCAAAGGGCCGAAGGACACGGAAGGCCAAGCGGTATTTAACAAGGCGTTAG